GGCTGGCCGATGTGCTGGGCGTGTCCCAGCAGGCCGTCAGCCTGTGGCTCCGGCGGGGCTATGTGCCGCTGCGCCGGGCGCAGGAAATCGAGGTACTGTGGGGAGTGCCCCGACTCAGGCTGGTACATCCGCGCATCGCCGATCTGATCGAGTGCACCACGGCGGATGATGTGTTCTAGTCGCTCTGCGGGCGCAAGTCCCGTAGGCAGGGTAGTAGACAAGCATCCGATCAGGGAGGGAGCGCCAATGCCATCGAATTTCCGGGACCACGGACGTGCTCTGCTGGCCAATGGCTATCTGATCATCCCGATCCAGCCGGCGACGAAGCGCCCGGCACTGGCCGACTGGCCGCATGCGCGCCTCGGCGTCGCTGACCTCCTCCGCTACCCGCACCACGGGGTCGGCGTGCTGTGCGGACAGGGAGCGCAGCCCATTGCCGCCCTGGATGTGGATACTGTGGACCAGGGCCTGGCCGCGCGCTTCGTCGCCTGGTGCCAGGAGCACCTCGGCGCGACGTGTGAGCGCGTCGGCCGAGCGCCCAGGATTCTGCTCGTATACCGGGCGGAATCCGAAGGCTGGGCCAAGGCCGCCAGTGCCTGGTTCGAGGACTCGGACGATGCCCGGCACCGGCTGGAGGTGCTGGGTAAGGGCCAGCAATTCGTCGCCTACCATATCCATCCAGAGACGCACGAGCCCTACGAGTGGGTGGATCTGTTCGGCGGGCTCGATTCCATGCGCGCGCGTGACCTGCCGGCCATCACCGAGGCCCGTGTCGAGGAGGCGCTGCGGGTGTTCGAGTCCATGGCCGCCGAGGCCGGGCTGGCGCGCGTAGCGGACAGCAGGCACAGTGCTGGTGGCATGATCTCGACGCCGCCCGATGACGACCCGCTCATGGCATATGAGCCCCCGGTCGGTATCGACATGAGTGAGGCGCGCCGCCTCATGTCCTATGTCGACGCCGAGGACTATGACACCTGGCTGAAGGTCGGAATGGCGCTGCATCACGAATTCAGCGGCGCCGTCGCGGCGCTGGAGGTGTGGGACCAATGGTCGAGCACTGGCGGCAATTACGTCGGCCGCGTGGACCTGGAGACGCGCTGGAAGTCGTTCGGCCAGTCGGGGCGCACTCCCATCACAGCGCGCTGGCTGCTCATGGTGGGTCACCAGGGCGAGCGCGGCGCGGCGCGGGCAGAGAAGCACACCGCGCTCGCTGGCGCCAAGGGCCTCATCCTCGCATGCGAGGATTCCATCGACCTGATGGGTGATGTGGCGCAGCGGGCTGGGGAAGCCGCTGGTACCGACCTAGCGCTTCGCGCGGAACTCACCGGCCTCATTCGGGCGCGCTTCAGGACGCTGACCAACACCAATATGCTGGTGAGCGAGGTTCGCGCTGCCATGGCGGGGGGACGCAAGGCGACAGCCCCTACTGGTACGCAGCGCCGACCGCTGACGGAATTTGGCAACTCCGAGCGTATGCTGGATCGCTACGGCGAGGACCTCATGTACGTGCCGGAGACCGAGCAGTGGTACGCCTGGACAGGCATCTACTGGCGTCGCACAGCCGGCGTCGAGATGGAGCATCGAGCAAAGGAAACTGTCTGGGCGCTACCCAACGAGCGCAGGGGCGGCGATAGCGACGGCGAACAGGCCACTTTCGCGCGATTCTGCACCGACAGCCAGCGAGCCCTCATGGTGCGCAACATGGTCAGGCTGGCGCAGTCCGATCCGCGTGTGGTCGTCGGCGTACAGGATCTCGACCGACGTTCCACGCTGCTGGGTGCCAGCAACGGCGTGGTCGATCTACGCTCCGGGAAATTGCTGGCATCGGATCGAGCGTATCGCATCACTACCACCACGGAGGTGGATTACTGCCCAGAGGCGAAGTGCCCGCTATTCGAGTCGACTCTGTCCGATGTGTTCTTCGGTGACGCCGACATGATCAGCTTCTTGCAGCGGCTCGCGGGGTATTCACTGATGGGCCAGCCGAGCGAGAGCGTGCTCATCATCCCCTATGGCCTCGGGTGCAACGGGAAAAGCACCGTGATGGGGGCCATCCGTCATGCTCTGGGCGGGTATGCCATGATGGCGAATGCCGATACCTTCACGAGTTCCGGTGCCGGCGCCGCTGGCACCGCCGGCGCGGCACGTGAGGATGTACTGCGGCTGCGTGGCGCCCGCTACGTCTATGTCGGCGAGCCCGATGAGGGTAGTGTGCTGCGGGAGGGGTTGGTTAAAACCATGACAGGTGGCGAGTCGCTGCCGGCGCGTGGTCTGTATTCTCGGACCACGGTCGAGGTCGCGCCTACATGGGTAGCGGTGATGCCGACCAATCACCTCCCCACCATCCGGGGAGACGACTACGCTATCTGGCGCCGGCTGATGCCCGTTCCCTTCACTCGCGACTTCGACCACGACGTGACGGTACAGAAGGATGGGGACAGGAAAGAGAAGCTCCTTGCCGAGGCGCAGGGGATCCTGGCCTGGTGCGTGCGTGGTGCCCTGGCCTACCAGAGAGAGGGGCTGCGGCCACCGGAGTGCGTGCGGCAGGCGCGTGAGGACTATCGCAGTGGTATGGATCTGCTCGGCGAATGGCTCAGCGAATGCTGCGATGTGGGTCCCGACTACGTGGACACCAATGCCCGCCTGTGGGCGAGCTGGGAGGCATTCGCCAATGCCCGTGGGGAGCTACGACTTGTCCCATCGTCCAGGATTCTGGCGCGGCGCCTGGATGCCCGGGGGCTGCACAGGGTGAAGGATACCAAGGGAATCATTGGGCGTGGGCGTTCGGGGGTGTGCGTCCGGCAAGTTGACTTCTGCTGATCATCCAGCGAGCCAGGCTCGGATGGTAGTGAGATGGACGCCGAGGGCCTCTCCGATCTGCCTGTAGGTGGCTCCCTCCTCGCGCATGCGCCTGGCTGTCGTGATAGCCACGGGGGTCCGCTTCCGGTTTTGTGGGGGGCGATTGTACGGGAATTGGTCGTAGTCGAACCCCTGCCAGTGATAGGCGTGCCCCTGCAAGATGGCGTAGAGGGTGGACTTGGCCACCGGGTAGAGTAGTGCGAGGGTACTTACCTCAACCCGATCCCGGTAGAACATCCGCAAAATTTCGCATGCTTGAGTCTGCGTGATTTTACGTCGGTAGACAGGCATTGCGTTCTCCTTGCAAATTTTTACCCTTATACAGGATTCCAATGGCTAGGTCTACTACATTATATACGCTTTCAATGGATTTTTTTAGTGATCTCGGTAAGGAACAAAATTAATAGATGATAAAATATGCCCTCTATAGAGATTAGTTAAAAAGTCCATTGGAATGGCACCTAACGTCGGACGTAATAAATTGCGGATTCGTCCGGAGGCGGCGCCCAGCCTTGGTGAAAGGGGCCCGCGGTGTCGTCCGGAGGCGATTGCCCACCGTGGCACCACAAAGGCCGACTGTGCCACTACCCGGCACGGGTGAGGGTTGCCCTATGGCTAACGCGCGGGAACGCCACAGCGGCCTGATTAGGCGCCACGGCGGGGCATGTGTGCTACTCTGCCTCCGGCCAAAGGGGCCCGCCGCTGTGGAGGGTCAGGCCACGACCTGGGGGGCTGGCATGCTGAAAAACGTGGCGGTTAATTCGGCTGGTCTGCGCATCGGCGAGGATCATCCCAATGCACGATACGCGGACGCGGAGATCGATAGGACTCTGGAACTGCGTGATGGCGGGATGAGCTACGGCGAGATCGCGCGGCGGACGCACATGCCAAAAAGTACGGTGCGCGACATCTGCAAGGGACGTCGCCGTGGTCAGTATGCGTCTGGCTATAAGGTGGTGTGCGTACCGGATTGAGGGTGCTGTAAGCTTCAGCCTATGGAATTTAGAGTTACGTAAGCTTCAGCCTATGAAATTCACTCCGGAAAGGGCCACAGCATTTTGCGCTGCCCTGGCTGAGACTGGAATTGTTGGTAGGGCATGTACGGCCGTCGGTATCTCGCGGCGAGCCGCGTACAACTGGCGCGAGGATTACCCCGAGTTCGCCGTAGCGTGGAGCAAAGCCCTCAAGATCGGAGTCTCTGCCCTGGAGGATGAGGCGCATCGCCGAGCATTTGAGGGCCACCTGGAGCCAGTGTTCCACCAGGGGTCCGAATGTGGATCTGTTCGCAAATACAGCGATCTTTTGACTATATTTTTGCTTAAGGCTCACGACCCAGCGAAGTACCGCGAGAACAGCCGAATGGAATTGACTGGCGCAAACGGTGGGCCGCTGCGGATCAGTGACACCGAGCGCGCAGCGAAGATCGCCGCAATCCTCGCATCCGCGAAGGCGCGCAAGGATGGGGAGGATGTCTCAGACCTACTTTAATCCAGGTCTCCTCTCCTACCTGACGCCGCAAGAACTCGCCGAGCTCGACGCACTCATCGCCAGCGATCCAGTCATTTGGCGGCCGCTGCCGGGGCCGCAATCGATGGCATTCCTCTCGGATGCGGACATCATCGGCTACGGCGGTGCCGCAGGCGGC